ACGGCATGACCCCGCACCTGATGAAGGAGGGGGATCTGAAGTCCCCCATCGACGAATGGTTCGCCCGGGTGGTGTGCTACGCCTTTTCGGTGTCGCCCCAGCCCTTCGTGCAGACGATCAACCGGGCCACCGCCGAGACTGCCCAGGAGGCGGCCCTGAGCGAGGGGCTGGCGCCCCTAATGGAATGGATGGCGGACTTCATCAACTACGTCCTCCAGGGCTTCGGGTTCGACCAGGTGGAGTTCGTCTGGGAACAGGACACCGCCATCGACCCCCAGGTGCAGGCCCAGATCGACGACCTGGACGCGCGCAATGGCATCAGGCTGCGGAGCGAGATCCGGGCCTCCCGGGGCCTGGAGGACGACGGGACCCCGGATTTCATCATGACCGCCCAGGGGGCGGTGCTGGTGAGCGAGATCGGCAAGGAGAGTAGTGGCACAGGCGTCTCGCCTGTGGCGCCTCCGGAAGAGGAAACGCTTCCGGAAGAGGAAGCGGCGGCGGAAGGCAAAGGGCAAAAGGTAGATTGGCCCCTTAGCAGAGACAAAATACGGTAAACGGCAAAACAGAAAAAAACCAGAGGGATTATGCAAAAGGAATATCCCCACCCTGACCCGCCCGGCCCGCCGCCTGCGCCCGTGAATCTCAAGATCGAGGCGGTCACCACCTGCGTCTCCTACGGCGATTATCTGGCCTGGACGCTGCCGGCCAATAAGCAGCACTTCAACCGGATGGTAGTGGTCACCCGGCCCGACGATAAGCTTACGCAACTCGTGTGCGCCTATTACCACGTCGAGTGCTACCCCACCTACGACTGGCACCGGAATGACGACGCCTTCAACAAGGCCAAGGGCATCAATTACGGCCTGTCGCAATTGGCCAAAGATGGCTGGGTGGCGCACCTGGACGCCGATATCTACCTGCCGCCCCGCACCCGGGCCATCCTGCAGCGCATCTCTCTGGACCAGGCCTCCCTTTACGGCATCGACCGCATGGAGTGCAAGAGCTTTGCCGATTGGATCAAATTCCTGGGCGCCCCGCCTCTCCAGCACGAATGGGAGATCTTCGTCCATCCCCGGCCCTTCCCGCTGGCCGTGCGCATCGCCACGCTGGACCGGGACGGCTATGTGCCCATCGGCTTTTTTCAATTATGGAATCCCAAGGGCTCGGGGGTTTCCCATTATCCCGAGCACCATACCACCGCGGCCCGGAGCGATATGCTGTTCGCCATGCAGTGGCCCCGGGATAAGCGCCATTTGCTTCCGGAAATCATCGCCATCCATCTCGAAAGCGAGTGCGTAGAAATGGGGGCCAACTGGGAAGGAAGGCAGACAAAACCCTTCAGCCTGTAAGGGCCGGTAGGGGCGGGTTTAAAACCCGCCCGTACAGGCAAAATCAAAATCAAGGGAGCCAAAGGAGAGGTGGCATGAAAAAGCTAATCATTATCGCACTGATGGTCTTCATCGGGTGTTGCCAGGTTCCCATTTCAAAGGCTCAGGCGCAAACAATGGTCCCCTTCGAGATGATGCCGGACAGCCTCGGCCATGCCACCACCCAGGTGCCGCCCGCCAGCCGGTTCATCACCAAACCATTCCCTGACGGCCAGCACGGCCAAAACCGGCTGATAGAATTTGTCGATATTAGTGGCACCTTCTACGAAGTCTGCCGCAGCACATCGGCTTTCTAAGAAGGAAATATGTTCAGGATTTTGGCAGCAGCACTATCTAGGGCAGGTTTAAAACCCGCCCCACCGAACCGAAAAGCGAAAACTGTCTTAATAAACCGGAGATTATATGCAAAAAATCATGTTCGCCCAATTCGTCAAGGTCAATGAAGCCACCGGGGAGTTTACCGGCATCGCCGCGGAGGAGATCCCCGACCAGGCCGGGGAGATCTTCGACTACGAGGCCAGCAAGCCCTTAATCAAGGCCTGGTCGGATGATTCCTTTGAGCACAGCGGCGGCAAATCCCGGGGCAACCTCCGGGCCATGCACGACCCCAAGCGGGCCGCGGGCCTGCTCACCGCCATCAACTTCAATGATGAGTTGAAGCGCGTCGAGGTCAGCGGCCAGGTGGTGGATACCGAGGAGCTGGCGAAACTGACCAAAGGCGTCTATACCGGGCTGTCCTTCGGCGGCTCCTACGCCTGGCGCAAGCAGGAGGGCATCCACGTGCGCTACGCCGCCAAACCCGTGGAGCTGTCCCTGGCCGACAAGCCCTGCGTCCCCACCGCCCGCTTCACCCTGGTGAAGGCCGACGGCTCCGAGGTGGAGATGGGCTTTGAAAAAGTTGCGGCCCGGGCCGACACCGACCCCAAGGAAGGCGAGAAGAAATACGGGGACGTGAAGTTCGCCGACGAGAAGAACAAGAAATATCCCATCGACACCGAGAAGCACATCCGGGCAGCCTGGAACTACATCAATAAGGCCAAAAACGCCGCCAAATATGACGCTGAGGACCTGAAGACCATCAGGGGCAAGATCATTGCCGCCTGGAAGGAGAAGATCGACAAGGAAGGGCCGCCCTCTGCGGAGAAAACCGTAGGGGCCGGCTCTGCCGGCCCGGGCGGCGGAACGCCGCCCCTACAAAAGGGCCTCTACACAGTGAGCTATTTTGCGCAGATGATCGAAAGCCTCACCGACCTGGCCAACAGCGTTGACTGGGAGGCGGCCGCCGAGATGGACGACTCGCCGCTCCCCGGGCAATTCAAGGAATGGCTGGCCTCGGGCTGCGAGATCCTCAAGGCGATGGCCGCCGAGGAGCTGGACGAGCTGCTCAGCGACTTGAGCAAGGCCGTAGGGGCCGGCTCTGCCGGCTCGGGCGGGGAAACCCCGCCCCTACAAAAGGCCGGCGCCCGCCACAGCAAAGCCGACCAGGACCATATCCAGGCGGTCCATGACCATTCCGTCGATCTCGGGGCCGATTGCGGAGGCGCGGAGAAGGCCGCGGGGGGGCGGGTAAAACCCGCCCCTACAGAAGATCTGGCCAAGACCCTGGAGGAACGGACCCAAGCGCTCTCGAAACTCGAAACTCGGAACTCGGAACTCGAAACCGACCTGGCCAAGATCTCCGGCGAAAAGGAGGCCCTGGCCGCCGAAGTGGAAAAGCTCAGGGCCGAGCCGGCCCCGGCCAAGGGCGCCCTCAAGGCGGTCCCCAAGGAAGGGGATACTCTGAATAAGACCACTGAGACCGAGGAGCCCCGGACCGCCCTGGATGAGGTGGTGGCGGCCCGGCAGAAGCCGTTCTTAATCAAGTGAGCAGTGAGCGGTGAGCAGTGAGCAGTAAAGGCAAAGGCAAAAACCACTGATTACTGATCACTGGCAACTGGCAACTAACAAATAACCGAAAACCGGAGGCTATAATGAACCCCACCGCTGAAACCCTCGAACTTCTGAAAAGCGCCAAGGTCCTGGACGCTGCCGAACTTGCCAAGGCGGGCATTAGCATCGCCCAGGGCCTGGTGGCCTACGACCTGGAACCCGCGGCCAAAAAACTCTATCCCTTGATCACGCCGCTGCGGAACAGCATCTCCCGGGTCGGCGGCGGCGTCGGCACTGCGGTGCACTGGCTGTCGGTCACCGGCATCAACGTGGCCCGCCTCTCCCCGGGCGTCTCCGAGGGGAAGCGCGGCGGCGCGGTGTCCCTGAACACCACCAGCAACATGGCGGCCTACAAGACCCTGGGCCACGAATCGTTCGTGACCTTCGAGGCCGAAGAGGCTAGCCTCCCCGGCACCGACAACCGGGCCCTGGCGATCCTCACCACCCTGCAATCCCTGATGCAGTCCGAGGAAATGGTACTCCTGGGCGGCAACGGCGACCTGGCCCTGGGGCCCACCCCCATCCCAACCCTGGCGAACGTGCTCACCGGGGGCGCCCTGGCCGCCAACACCGCCTTTGCGGTGGTCTGCGTGGCCCTCACCCTGGAAGGCTACCTGGCCGCCTCGGTGCCCAGCGGCATTCAGTTGAACATCACCCGCGACAACGCCGACGGCAGCACCGACACCTACGGCGGCGGCGCGGCCCAGGCGAGCACCCCGGCCACCCTCACCACCGCCAACGACGGCAACGCCACCCACGGCCTCAAGGCCAGCGTGGCCCCGGTCAACGGGGCGATGGCCTACGCCTGGTTCTGGGGGCCGGCCGCGGGGCCTCAGCTCTTAGGGGCCATCACCACCATCAACAGCGTCCTCATCCTGGCCGCGGCCTCGGGGACCCAGACCGCCGCCAGCCTCCCGGCCGCGGACAACAGCGTCAATGGCCTGCTGTTCGACGGCCTCATCACCCAGATCTGCACCCCCGGCTTCGGCTCCTATGTCTACCGGATGGCCACCGGCACGCCGGGGACCGGAACCCCGCTGACCCCCGACGGGGCCGGTGGCATCGTCGAGATCAACGAGGCCCTGGAGGCCTTCTGGAACAACTACCGCCTGAGCCCGGATATCATGTACGTCAACGCCCAGGAGCTGCTGAACATCACCGCCAAGGTGATCGCCGGCGGGGGCGCCCCCCTGTTCCGCTTCAACGTGGACGCCCAACAGGGCGCGGTGGCCGACGTCACCCTGACCGCGGGCTCGGTGATCGGCTCCTATCTCAACAAGTTCACGATGGGCGGCGGCCAGTTGGTGCGGGTGATGCTGCACCCCAACCTGCCGCCGGGCACCATCCTCTTCCGGTGCGAGCGGATTCCCTATCCCCTCACCGACGTCACCAACATCATCCAGGTGAAGACCAGGCGGGAATACTACCAGATCGAATGGCCGATCCGGACCCGGCAGTGGGAGAGCGGGGTTTATTACTCCGGCGTGCTCCAGAACTACTTCCCGCCGGCCTTCGGGGCGATTTTTAATATCGCCAACGGCTAAAAAAGAGTGAGCAGTGAGCAGTAAAGGCAACGGCAAAAATCATTACAAAAATGGAAAACGTAGAGCTGCGATCGGAACTCAAGATTTTTCCAAAATGTAAAAAACTGATCACTGATCACTGATCACTGATCACAGGAGGTAATCATGGTGCGACTAAAGGCCGACCCCAACGTGGGCGGCGTGAGCTATGGCGGCCAGGAATATCCGCTGGTCAAAGGATGCATGGAAGTGCCGGAGGAGGCCGCCCGGGAGCTTCTCGGCTTCGGCTGGGGGTTTACCCTGGCCTCCCGGCAGCCGGCCCCGGAGGCGCCCCAGGGGGGGAACGGCGAGCCTGCCCCGGAGCCTTTCCCCGACAAATCCAAAAAATAGGGGGGAGGGGTTGTAGGGGCGGCTTCCAGCCGCCCATGTAGGGCCGGAAAGCCCGAATAATGGAGGATTAAATGCGATACGAACCCTGGGATAAAGAAGTCCTGCCAGAGCCGCTCCTTGACCAATTGACAATGGATTGCACCTGCGGCACCCATAGTTGTCTGGCCTGCAACGGCCTGCTTGAGGTAACACTTCGGCAAGCCATACGCTGGAACATGATTACGAAGGAGCAAGCCCTGGCTAAAGTTGAAAATTATAAAAAGAAATCCCCTCCCCCTTCGAGGGGGAGAGGGTTAGGGTGAGGGGGTGGCAAAGATGGCTGAATTATCCCCGGAAGCGCAAAGGATGATTCGCGACCTCAAATACCGCAAGGTCGATCCGGCGCAGAAATGCACCCAGATCATCGAGGCGGCGCTCAAGGAATACGGCTGTTTTTTTGAGGTGGTAATGATCCCCCAGGTGACGGTGAAACTTAAACCAAAAGCGTAGGGGCCCGGTCTTGCCGCCCCGGGCGGCTGGAAGCCGCCCCTACGGAGAGGCAAAAATGGATCTCACCACACTGGCCAACGCCAAGCAATGGCTCGGGATTTCGAGCGATACCGACGACGACCTGCTGACGCGCCTGATCACCGCGGCCAGCTTCTTCATCGAGACCTACCTGAGCCGCCGCCTGGGCAGCCAGGATTACCTGGAGATCAGGGACGGCACCGGCGGCCAGGTCATGAACTTTCGGGAGTACCCGGTGACCGCGGTGGCCGGGGTCGCGGTGAACGGCGTTTCCCTACCCCCGGCGCCGGACACCGTGACCCCAGGCTATCGCTTTACCCGGACCCAGATCATCTTGCAGGGCCATCGCTTCACCCAGGGCTACGGCAACGTCACCCTGAACTACACCGCGGGCTATGGGCCGCCCACCGGCGGCTGGTTCGAGGACGCCTGGCTTACCGCCGGGGAGGGGGATGCGATCTTCCCCTTCGACCTGGAGCAGGCGTGCATCGAATTGATCTCCTGGCGCTACAACGAGCGCCAGCACATCGGCCAGAGCGGCAAATCCCTGGAAGGGGCCAACGTCACCTACAGCGTCCAGGACCTGCCCCCGGACGTCAAAACGGTGCTGGACCGTTACCGCCGCGTGGTGCCGGTGTAGGGGCGGCATCCTGCCGCCCTGGGCGGCTGGAAGCCGCCCCTACAGAGAGGATCATCGAGATGGAAGAACCAAAATTGATTTCGAACATCACCCACGGATGGATTTGGGAAATGCGCAAGCTTGCCAAGGCTCTGAGCATTGAGGAAATTCCCTGGCAGAAGATTATCGCACTCCTTCATCCGCAGCTAACCGGGGATAATTGAAGGCAAAAGGCGAAAAGTAAAAGGCAAAATATTTTTACTTTTTACTTTTGACTTTTTACTTCCCCGGAGGGGCAAACGCATGATTAAAGCCTGGATTGTAGGAACCGAAGGAGTGATCGGCCGCCTGGACCAGATCCCAAGCAAGGTGGCCGCGGCGTTGCGCCGGGCGGTGGAGGCCGAGGCCATCAAATTGACCGCCTACGTCAAGGAGCAGAAGCTCAGCGGGCAGGCGTTGAAGGCGCAAACCGGCACCCTCCAGCGCAGCATCAATTATCAACTCCTGGATGAAGGCGACCGAATCGCAGCCACGGTGGGCACCAACCTGGTCTATGCCGCCATCCACGAATATGGGGGCACCACCCGGGCCCACGTCATCGAGGCCTGCAAG